CTCCGAAAGAGAAGGTATTAAACATTTTATGAGTATTCTAAGAGGAATGGATTCTTTTTCAAATATTGAATTTACACTTGGAGATATTGTTCGTTCTGGTATGGTTAAAGAGTACTTGATTAGTAAGATAAAGGTGGAAGAAAATGGGTAAGAAGAAACAAAGAGCTCATCAGTCATCAAAGGGCGAAAGAAATAGTGTTGCAAGATCAACCACAAAGGCATTGCGTAGAGAGTATATGCAAAGTAGTGCTAGAAGTCAGAATCAACTTTCTGCATTTCTAAGGGGTAAGAATGTCATGTTGACTATTCCAAACCCAAACACAAATGAAACCAACAAAAGGTTTATTCGTGTTCCAGCCCGTGAAGTATGGAGAATGAATAGAGGCAAAAACTCTTGACATTACTCTAACAATCTGATATTATATTATAAACAACTAAGGTGAAAATATTATGACTTTTGAACACAACCCTATAGATATTCCAAAGGTATCTACAAAGACAGTAAACCGTAAGCGTTTTTATATAACGCCTACTGGACTATATCCATCCATTACAACCGTATTGGGTGTTCGTAAGGCAAAACAAAAAGGGCTGCAAGAGTGGCGTGAACGAGTTGGTAACGATGTTGCTAACCATATCATGCGAACTGCTGCATCTCGTGGAACTGCTGTTCACCATATGTGTGAAGATTTCCTAAACAATATTGAAGTGACACAAGAAGGTAGAGACTTTCTGCCTTGGTGTTTGTTCTCACAACTAAAACCAACCATTCAAAGTAACATAAATAAAATATACGCTCAAGAGTGTGGTTTGTGGAGTGAGAAATATCGTGTCGCTGGTCGTGTAGACTGTATTGCTGAATATAACGGTATCCCATCAATTATTGACTTCAAGACATCTCGTTCTGAACGAAAGGATGACTATAATCTTGAGTATTACATTCAGGCTTCTGCATATGCAGAGATGTTTGAAGAACGAACAGGAATCGAAATCAATCAGATTGTGATTCTTGTTGTAACAGAAGATGGAGCCGTCCAAGAGTTCATCAAAGAAAAGCACGATTACTTGCCTCTCCTTGTTGAAACCATTGATGACTTCACCGCACAATGGGAAAAGGAAAATGAAGAATCTAATAATGGGGGTGTTGTTACTGCTACCGCTTAGTGCGTTTGCTGAAGATACTCTCCCACAACCAGAACCGCCAGTAATTTATTGGGCTCAGAAACCAGTGCAATGTTCTACTTCAGATCAAATTGTAGAGTTGATGAAAAGATTTGGAGAAGTTCCTACTATCATACTAGAAGGTGAAACAGGACTTCCTAATGGTTTCAAAAACCCATCAAAGTTTGTGATTGCTATGAACCCCGAAACAGAAACTTGGACACTGTTAGAATTTGTAAATGATGCACAAGCTTGTGTTTTGGGTAGTGGAAAAGGAAATGTTTCTTTAGGAAAAAAACGAGGCACTTCTACTTGACATTATAGAAGTAGTATGGTATAAATAACATACAGTTTGTTGATACAATCTGAATGACGGACAGGACTTGGGGGCAGTACCCAACGCCTCCACCATAAACACATTGAGGAAACCATGATAGAAAAATTCTTTTTGAAATTTAAGTGGTATAGGAATTTTGTTAAAAGACAAGAAAAGAAAAGAATTAAATATCTTGGACTTTAGTGTGCTTATGATGGGGGCGAAATAGGATCGACTGACGTAGATAAGAAAGAGTAGAACTGTCGGATGACTGCGTTATTGGTCAAACACTACAAATGCAAACGATAACTTTGCACCTGAGATGCGCCTAGCGGCATAATCTCTGGGCCCGCCGGAGCCTCGAAACAGAATCCGGCAACTTTACTAAAAAAAAAGAAAGAAGTAAAAAGTAATGAAGTATATTCTAACAATGGGTTTATCGCTTGCCCTTACATCTAGCGTTGCAATGGCTGAAGGGCTAGATATCAAAACTACTATTGGTGCTGAGCGCAGTCTAGAAACAGAAGTCAATTCACTATACGGTTCATTGGCTTTGGGAAATATTGAATTGGGAGCGACATTTGAAGATACTGCTGCTGACCAAGCCAGTTTTAACCTTAACAAAATCGAATTAGATCTAACTCAAGATGTTGGTGCTGTAACACTATACATGGAAAACGATTTTAATGATGATTTTAAACACACTGACACAGTTGTAGGTGCAAGAATTAGTTTCTAATTTTTGCCTACTAAGGGGTTTGATGAGTTCCTATCAACAGAATACTCATCACTTAACACACAACAGACACACACAAGGAGAATAATATGTCTAACAAAAACCCTTTTGAACTACGGTTCGATGTTCTTAAAATGGCAAAAGAAATGATGGATCAACAACACGAAGTTGCTAACAATCAGTTCTGGTCAATGATAGAACAGTATAAAGACCAAGGTAAGGATATACGAGAAGTGTATGAAAGATATACACCAGAAATGTACAAGCCTGCTGCAGTCATGGAAAAAGCAGAAGAACTCTATAAGTTCATCACCAAGAAGGACTAAGAGTAAGGGTGGCGCCTTAATACGCCCGTGTATTCTTACTGTGAGGAATACGATTTGCATCCTGAAATAGATATACAGGCTCTGCTTTATTAGATGGGGGGTGGGGCGCCCTGCCCCCTATCACTTAATGAAAGGAATATTATGAATCTAGAGGAAATATCAGTGATGACACCTAAAAAGTTTGCAATTATTATTGAAGGTATCGTGAGTAAAGGTGGAGTAAGTTATATGGATGCAATCCTAGATTACTGTGACAAAAACCAGATGGAGCCTGATACAATCGCTCCCCTTATTTCAAAACCCCTCAAAGAAAAATTAGAAGCTGATGCAAGAGAATTGAATTTCTTGCCTAGAGTAGCAACCCTACCAATCTAAGGAGTTTCCAATGGAAGCGTGGGAAGCCTACCAAATGTATCTTGGTCTGAAATTGCATTTTACAACAGATTATGACTATAAAAAATATGGTGGCAAAACATCTGCTACCAAGGCTTCATTCTTTAAAAGAAAAGACAGATACTTCTTTGCTCGTGTTGCAAGAAAATATGACACAAAGACACAAGAGTATTTTGTTTCTAATTTTGTTAAATCACCAAAGGGGTGGTTGGGAGATTTCAAGGAAGAAAATTACTTAGAATGGTCTAAGAACAAACAGTCCTTAACATATAACTTTATAACTGATATGTCATTTTTATTTGAACAAGTTGACGATTTTGATTCAATTTTCTCTTTACAAACAGGGAAACATCCTGTATTATTAAAGAACTTCCTCGCTAAGAGGATTAGTTTGGAAACTATGGTAATCCTTGAAGGGTTACTAAGTTATGTGAAACGCTTTGATGAGGGTATGAAAGATGATTTAGTATGGCCTGATAGTAGACAATTAATTGTCAAGTACGCCACATTTCTAGACTATGATAGTCAGAAGTGTAAAACGAAACTACTCCAATTATTGAAGGAGACATTCTAATGGAAGTGCAAGTTGCAAATCCAGTTCGTTCAAACGAATCGAATGAACTTATTAGGGAGAGGGATTTCTATCGTGCAAAGCTTCTAGAAGCAAACGCTCGTATTAAGTCTCTAGAGTTCGATAATGCAGAACTACAAAAACGTGATGCAGAACTATCCAAACGACTTTCAGAAGTCGCTAGTAAGACCACCAGTTATCGTCCGAAACCAAAACGGTTTCATTAAGTCGATAATGCGCCTATGGTGAAATTGGTAGACACGCTAGATTTAGGTTCTAGTGCCGAGAGGCGTGGGAGTTCAAGTCTCTCTAGGCGCACCAAATCAAGGGTTCTGTTCCCCTTGTTAAATAACTGAACGGATGGTGCCACAGGAGAAGGGCTATCCTAAGCAAGATACAAAACTGCTTACTTTATAAAGGGTATATAATGAAATATAAACAATTGTCACAAAATACTTGGTTGGTAACTATCCAAGAGGATGGAAAGACAAAAGACTTGTTCCTTGAATTTCCACCAGGCTCTCTCGACCAAGTTGGTTGGGACATAGGTGATACATTAATATGGGAAGAACTGCCATTAGGTGGTTATAGTTTGAAAAAGAAAGAGGATGATAGTGACAAAGAATAAGGAAAATCACATGATTACCTCAGCTAAGTTGGTATCATATTCGATGCCAACAAAAGAATTTGCAGAAGAAGGATTAAAAGATGTTCAAGACCTCATTGCGTATTGCGCCCGTGTATCCAATCCAGCGAATCAATTTAACTCTAAAACGGCAGAAAAGCTCATACTTTATCTCATCAAACACAAACACTGGTCGCCTTTGGAGATGGGAAGTGCTTGCATAGAGATTGAAACTACAAGAGATATTGCACATCAGATTGTGCGCCACCGTAGTTTCAGTTTCCAAGAATTTTCACAACGATATGCAGAACCTTCTGCAATGGGTGAGGTGTTTACTAAAAGAGAATGCCGACTACAAGACCCTGTTAATCGACAAAACTCTATTGAGATTGAGAGTGACCCATCACTTGTAGATAATCAGACACACCAAGACTTGATTGCTGATTGGCAACGTAGACAGTCTGGTGTTATTGAAATGGCACGAAAGACTTATCAGTGGGCCATTGAAAATGGGATTGCAAAGGAACAAGCTCGTGCAGTTCTACCAGAAGGATTGACAAAAACTCGTGTGATGATGAATGGAACTTTGCGTAGTTGGGTTCACTATATTGAGTTGCGTTCTGAGAACGGAACACAAAAAGAGCATATGGAAGTTGCACAGAAGTGTGCGATTGAGATTGCTAAAATCTTCCCACTAATGGAGAAATTGTAATGTATAAATTTATTTTTGAAGATGAAGATCGCCCTTGCCCATATGGTATCACTGATCCATATCATACTAAAAGGATTGAGTTCCAAGTTAAAGATAATTCTAATTTGGATGAGATGTTAGATGCATTTGAAAACTTCCTCAAGGCGAATGGTTATAACTTTGATGGTAATGTAGATATTGTGCCTGAAGATAGTATGGAACTTGATCCAGATAAAAGAGACTGGCAATATGATTGTGAAGGTAACAAAGTAGTCAAAGGAGACTTTACTACACTGTATAAACCAAAGAAAAAACTTTGGGATGCAACACCAGAAGAGTGGAACCAAGCATATAAAAATGTTACAATGAAATATAAAATCTGCGAATAATGTATTTAAGTAATGAAGATATTCTTTGGGATGAACCACTAATTGCATATGTCGAGGGGTTTATGGCTCCAAGTGACTGCGATAAGATCATAGAATATGCAACACCCATGTTAGAGAAATCACTTGTCACTAGTGATGAAGGTAACGTCACACACTATGGTAGAACCAGTTCAGAACACTTTATAAGAAGTGGTTTGTGTGAACCTAATGATTATCACAGAGGTGTAGTGTCAGAGTTTTTTGGTGTTGGTGAATTTACTTTTGAAGATAGTATTGTCATCAACTATAAAGAAGGACAGGAATACAAAGCACACTATGATGGTGCGAGTAGAACTACAAAGGACAGAAGAGCTACTGCTATATGTTATCTAAACGATGTTGAAGAGGGGGGTGAAACAGTATTCCCCAAATTGGATATAACAGTAAAACCTAAAAAGGGAGCTCTTCTATATTTCCAATATGATTTTGGAAAAGAGATTGATAGTTATACACTGCATGGTGGTATGCCTGTTATTGGTAATAATGAAAAGTGGATATTAACAGTATGGATGCAACACGCCCACAAGCAGTATTTGCACTAGGTAACGGTGAATCAAGAACCAAAATTGACTTGCACGATCTGAAAACTCGTGGAAAGGTTTATGGTTGCAATGCATTGTATCGTGATTTTACACCAGACGTATTAGTTTGTGTTGACGGTAGATTGATGCATGAAGTCTATACTAGTGGGTATGCACTTAAAAATAAGTGTTACTTTAGATTGTGGAGTAAACTGCCTGGCGATATGTTTGATATGATAGTTGAAGGAACTTTCTTTGATGAAGAGGGTTTTACTATTGCAAACGATAAACAGGGCAGAAGTCAATTTGTATTAAATGGTACTGATCCACACCAAATGCAAAGGCTCTATGAACACCATGTAAAACTTGGTACTGATAAAAAGACTGTTGATGAATTGTTATCAAAACATCACAGATGGATTACATGGGTTGAAGAGAATGATGAAGTACATATCATTCCAGAAAATTACAGTGGTTGGAGTGCAGGCCCAATTGCAGTAAGACTTGCCTTAGAAAATGAAAACCCAACGGATGTATTTCTGATTGGATTTGACTTAGGTAGTAAAGACGGTTTAATCAATAACGTGTACAAGGACACTGATGGATATCTTTCAAAAGATTCAGCAGTTACCCCAGCATCTAATTGGATAAACCAACACAAACAAAACTTTATTGATTACCCAGATGTAAGGTTTTGGAAAGTGAATCCTGCTCCACTTGGAACTGATGATACAAGTCAGTTCGTTGAAGAGTGGAAACAATACGACAATCTTCAATACATTGAACAAGAAAATTTGAATTTAGTTCTTGACTTTGGATGGATGATGTAGTATTATAAATAAAGTAAATGATGAATAATGTGAAACAAGTAAACATACGAAAAACATACGGAGAAAATATATGTCTATTTCAGCACTACGCAACCAGAACTCTCTGGACAAACTACTAAAACAAGTCCAAAAGGACGAATCCCCTACAACTGAGAAGAAATCTTACGTTGATGAACGGCTGTGGAAACCACAGGTGGACAAGGCGGGTAACGGTATGGCAGTCATTCGTTTCCTACCAGCACCAGTGAATGAAGAAATGCCATGGGTTCGTGTTTGGAATCATGCATTCCAAGGCCCTACTGGACAGTGGTATATTGAGAATTCTCTTACCACACTCAATCAGAAAGACCCTGTAAGTGAGTACAACTCACAACTGTGGAACTCTGGTGTTGAGAGTGACAAAGAGATTGCTCGAAAGCAGAAACGTAAACTGCAATACTACGCAAACATCTATGTCGTTCAAGACTCTGCAAATCCAGAGAATGAAGGTAGAGTTATGCTCTACAAGTTTGGAAAGAAAATCTTTGACAAACTGATGGAAGCAATGCAGCCTGCATTTGAAGATGAAACTGCAATCAACCCATTCGATTTATGGGAAGGTGCAAACTTCAAACTCAAGATTCGTAAGGTTGATGGTTATTGGAACTATGATAAATCAGAGTTTGAAACACCATCTGCACTAAAACCATCAGATGAAGAATTGGAAACAATTTATAGTTCAGAACACTCTCTTGCAGAGTTTCTTGCTCAATCAAACTTCAAGTCATATGATGAACTGAAAACTCGTTTGGATGCAGTTCTCACTGGAACAGTTGCTACAGGTAAGACTGCGGCTCAGATGGTAGATGAGGATGAAACGCCTGCACCTATCTTTAAGTCTGAACCAACACCACAACCAGCATCTATTGATGAAGATGATGATGCAATGTCATACTTTCAAAAGTTGGCAAACGAATAAGGTAAGTCAGTAAAGTCCTTTGTGCAGAAAGTCCTTGGATGAAGCAATAGCTAGTCCTA